AACCATTAATGAAATTGATGGGAATCAAGACATGGAAGGTAAAGTTTGCAGATATCAATGTAAAGAACGAGCAACAAGCATTAGCTAATATGTTACAGAAAGCAAATATAATTACAGTATTAAATAAGGTAGGAATAGAAGCTACATTAGATAAGGATGGTAATTTGGTTCTTCCAGACAAGCCACAAGTTAGTATGCCTGAGGAGGCTAAACCAGAAGTAGGGGCGTTAAAGCCGTGAAGAGTTGCAAAAAGTGTATGGCAGGAGAAAGTCGAGTTAGGTTAATGTCTAATGGATTATGTGAAGAGTGCGAGCATGAAAGGGCTTGGAATAACAAGGGCGAGTACATGAAGCAGTACAACAAGAATAGTAGAATGTTAATGAGGCAAAAGGCTGCACAGGTAATTAATCGTAAGTGGAAAGAAAAGTACGGAGATGCCTCTCCTGAAGAAGTAGCATCATACAAATGAAAACGACAATGACCGTTAAAGGCGGTAAGGGATTTTCAAGAACGCTTAATTTTTGGAAAAAGCAAAGTAACTGGAATAAGATATTATTTCAAGCAGGTAAAAATGTTGCAGAAGAGATTAAGGAAGACGGTATCAAAAGTTTGTTTACAAAGTTTGATAGTGTTACAGGTAAATTAAAAAAAAGTTTTACATCTGTTGTAACTCCGCGTGGCAACAATGTATTTATTACAATTAAGTCTACACATCCTGCGGCAGGTATTATGGAGTATGGAGGGTATGTAACTATGCCAGCATATACAGATGATTATGATACTAATTTAAATGATTATGTTAATAAGTGGTCTGGAGGAAATGCAGAGATGTATAGTACAAAAGATAGAGCGAAATACATGGCATTAAGAATTGAACAAAATCAACCATTTTTACAAGGTACTTTTGCTTTTACTAATGCAAGGCGTAAGGGAATGAAAAAGTTAGAAAGTGAAGTTATGCGTGTAGGACATCGCATGAAAAAGCAGGCTTCCGGAAAGTAATTATTGTTTATATACACGTAGTCAATCTTAAGCTGTGGCAGACGCTAAAGATACTAAGTGGCAGGTCTATCGACCAGAGTGGTATAACGAGAGAATCTTAGAGACGTATATTAGTTCTCCTATCGTCGACAAACAGAACGATAAAATAGGAACTGACACAATTAAAGAGTCCATGGATTTCTATATGAAATATGGGGTTTATTCATACAAGCATGAGGAGATGCCAGTAGGGCTACCTCTTGCATACAAAGTTAAAAATGGTAAAGTTAAAATCCGTGTAGGTGTACACAACAAGCTTCCTATGCACGATAGAGTGTGGGATGAAATGAAAATTTACGGTGACAAGGGTGGCTCCTCTATTAGAGGGGAAGCCGAAAAACAAGAGAAGGTCTGCGAAGGAGACGTCTGCCACAACAACATCTCCGAGTTATCTCTCTGGTCCGTATCATGGGTTGGCAACAGGCCAGCTAATCCAGAAGCTACTGTTACAGAAGTAGCAGCAGCAAAAGCAGATGAACCAATCAAACTGACAAAGCAAGTAACTCTAGATGAAGTAGAGGGAATGTTAGAAAAGATAATAGCACGTAGGGGAAAGAAATATTGTTTGTTTGCTAAGAAAGACAGGAAATTATTAGGTTGTCATTCTACGCGCGCAGGTGCAGTAAATCAAGAGCGAGCAATACAAGCTAGAAGATTTAGTAAGATGAACGAAAGCCTTGACGATATACTTGGGATTATAAACAAAGCTGAGTATCAAGGTAATAAGGTTGAACTTAACAAGCCTTTTCGGTTAAAGGGTGAGAACAAGAAATTTGGAGTTTATGCAAAAAACGAAAAGGGTAATACAGTACAAGTGAAGTTTGGCGACCCTAAGATGGATATCAAGCGTGATAGTCCTGAAAAACGTAGGAACTTTAGAGCAAGACATAACTGTGATAGTCCCGGTCCTAAGCATAAGGCAAAGTATTGGTCATGTAAGATGTGGAGTACAAGTAGTGTAACTGACATATTAGGAAAGATTGACAAACATATATGGGATATTGCAGGTATTAGAAAGTGTAAAGTACAAAAAAGTATTGCTATGATTAGCAAAAAAAAGAAACCTAAACAAGATTACAGGTCAGGTGGTAGAACTCCTAAAGGTAAAAAACCAAGGCGTGACTCTCCAAGTAAAACACAATGGGACAATTGTTTACAGAATGCTAAAAGATTAAAAGATTACTATGGTAGGCCAATGACAAGTACGCCAGAAAGGTTTTGTGGAGGTCTTTGGTTTGATTATCAAAAGTTTGGTCATAAAGATTCAGGTTCAGACCGCTCACCTAAACCTCCAAAAGCTCACGGCCCTCGTGGAGGCGGTAAAGAACCGGGTAATGTAAGAGACTCTAGTGGTTATAAATTTAGAACGGCAATGTTTGACACATCTAATTATAGTCCTAAAACTTTAAACCGTAGAAATATCGGCACTATTCTTGGCGGTAAAAAGTAGTTTCCGGAAAGTTTAGATTACTTATATACCCTTAGATACATAAACAGACATGACAGAATGCACTTGTGGTGGCAATCACGCTAAATCTGAGGACGAAGAAATCGTTGCAACAGAGGAAGTCGAAATAGCTGCTGGATTAGAAGAGCCAGTTGAACTTGGTAAGGAAGAGGCACTTATGAAAGATATGGAAACCACCCTTGCTAAGCTAAAAGAAGTACTCGCGTACCTTGAAGATATGGGCGAAGAGAAAGCCGAAGAAGACGAGGAAGAAGAGGAAGAAGAACCTGAAGAAGAGGAAGAAGAAGAAGAAAAGATGATAGAAGAAGAGAAAGAAGAAGAGAAATCTACTAAACTTGACGACCTAGAAAAATCTTTAGCAACCTTGAAGAAACATGGAATTAACGTTTATACAGGAAAGAAAGCAACACCTGCTCCAGCTCCAAAAGCTGAAGAAGTAGCAGCAATTGATTTCTTGAATGTATCAAAATCCCTAGAGGAGATAGACAACATGAAAGCAAACAAAAACATAGTGGAGGGATTCTAGAATGGCAGGAATGAGTTTTACAGATTATGTTAACGCTTATTACAAAGGCGGACTAGAAATCTCCCAGAGATACGGAATAAGCAAAGCAGCAGATGAGTTAACAACTGGTGACGACACATACTTTAACACCATGTTTGGTGCAAGTGTATTTAACAATTTGAATACTAAATCTGATGTATTTAAGTTACTCAGAAAAGAAGGCTGGACACAATCAGGTTGGAGAGTATTAACTGACCGAACTGTAGCAGCATCTAACAAAGGTATTGCAGAAGGAGGTTCTTTTGGGCCAACTAGTGCTTCAGTAGAAGGAGATGTCCCAGACATTGTAGAAGTAAGTGCAACTATGAAAGAAATAGTAAGTCCTTACACAGTATCTACTAGAGCAGCATTGCTTTCAGAAGCTGATGATGGAGTTAAAGGATTGGCAACTTTCCTAAGGCAACAAGCAGCAGAAGCACATTCTTTTTACATTGACCAAATGCTATGTACAGACCCAGCAACTCTAGCAGGAGACAACATGGAATCTTTACTAAGAGTAGCAATGGACGATACGGTTACAACCGCTTTAGTCGCAACTGATGCAGATATGTACGGTGGAGCAGTTATTGACCGTTCAACAGCAAGTGCATGGCATCACGGATATGTGGACCACGGAACAATTGGTGGCGGTAACGAAACCGAAAGACCATTGACTTTGTCTATGCTTGACCAAATAATTCAGAATGCAATCGAAGCTGGCGCACAATACAGTGATTTGATTTTCTTAACAGGTTATCAACAGTTAACAGAAATTAAACAATTAATTACTTCTGGAACTTCTAACGCAACATGGAGAATGGCTTTAGAGTCACAAGCTCCAAAAGGAACTAACGGAGTTGCATCAGAGCCGGGAATGAACTTAGATGGACGAGTTGGATACTATGACAGCATACCAATTTACGCAACGCAACACTTGAAAGACCCAATGGCAAACGCTACAGGCGGAAGCACAGCAGGTATGGGACCTGTCCTATTATTGGATATGTCTAGCTTATACGTCAAGATTGCAGCACCAACTACATTCTTAGCACAAGAAGACTTAGCTAACGTAGCAGCATTGAAACGCAACTATGCATTCATGACTGCTGGTGAGTTAATCTGTACTAAGTTTAAAACACAAGGACAAATACGCGGATTGGAAGTTAGCGCTTAGATTAATTGGAGCTATGATATCATGGTTACGATTAGGTATAAGGGAACTAAGCCTTCTTTCCGTAGGACTGACAGCGGGCGCAGCATTGTGTTGCACCCCGGTCAAGTCTACACGTTTGACGAAACTGACAACAGGTTCGAAGAATTTATTGCAAAGTTACTTGCCAGACCACAAGAGTTTGAAGTCCAATCTAAAGTTGGGACTAAGAAGGTCGGCGCAGGGGTTAGAACTGGCAGCAAAGCTTCTCGAAGCAAAACCCAAAAGAAAGTAGACAAAGCACTTAAAAAGCCCAAGGGCCTTAAGAAGGCTAAGGGGAAAGCTAAGTAATGGCAAACGTACTAGAAACGACAAAGCACACATCTAATGTACAGACATTAACAGTAACAAGTGGACCTGCCGATACGGATATGTCTACTACATACGCAGAAGTTATAGAGGCAGTAAATGTTACATTGTATGACAGAGCTACAATTCAAATAAGAAATGTAGACAACAACTATGCATTAACAGCACAGGTGTTTGGTTCATTATATCCATCGCCTTCTGGCACAGGAACCGCAAGTCCTACTGTAGACAGTTATTGGACTCAGATTGGTGACGATATTAGTATTGGCACTTCATCTTCAGCTATAAAGGCTATAGCTACTACTGGTTTGAAAAGACTAGCAGTTAGAATGAAATCAGCTAATAACAGTCATGGAAACTTCCCTGAAGACGATTGTATAATATTCTTACAAGGAAGGGTCTGATGAATGGCAGTTACATCCTCTGGTGATGGTAACTGGTCATCGGTAATAACTGACGGGCTTTCCGTAAATGATGATGTCATAATAAATCACAACGTCACTTTAGATGGAGCCGCAGCTACGGTAAATTCGTTAGTAATAAACTCTGGTAAGACACTTACTGGTGGCGGTAACAAGATTACCCTTGACGGTGAAAATGGTAGTGGGTTTGTTATAACTAATGATGGTTCTATTTCAGGCAATTTAGATTTAGAAATAAATACAGAAGCTACTACTTCAATTAATGTTGGAGGCTCAGCAGGAAATTGTTTTAGAGACTTAAAAATAAATCATGCTAGCACAGTGCTTCATTTGCATACTAACACATTTATTGATGGTCAACTTACAATAGCAGCAGGACAACTAAAAACATATTCTGAAGCTAATTCTGACAATACATTAGAATGTGAAGATATTAGTGTAAGTGGTGGAGCTTTAAAAATAAAAGGTAGCACTGTTACTTGTAGAAAATTAGTAAGTAACGCAACTGTAGATGGTAATGGAGGTAAATTTATTGTTACTGGAGCAGGTCTTGGAGATACAGTTAGAACTTGCGATTTTAGTAATACAGTTACAGGAACAGTAGACATTGATTTAAGAGGAGCAGGTAATAATAGAACTGAAGATTTGCAACCTGCAACAGGAAACCTTAGAAATGTTATTATTAATAATGCAGCGGCAGTTGTAAAGACAGGAAGAGATACAACTATTGATGGAACTTTTACAGTTACAGCAGGAACATTAGATACTGAAAATTACGATTTAAATACTGGTTCTACAGGTCATTTAAATGGAAATGGAACTATAAAGACAGGTTCAGGAACTTATTCAACAGGCGGAGCTTGGGCGATAGCCAATACGCAACTACAAGTTGATGGAGGAACATTTGCTGTAGGTAGGTCTAATGCTGAGTCAATGGGTGGTGCTTGGGATTGTAATAATAAGTCCGCAGCAATAACTACTCATCAATTTAGTAGTTCAATAAATATGACTAATGGGACTGCTTTAGTGGCAGATAACTCAGCAGAAAAAATAATCATTACGGCTACAGCATTGACAACGGCAAACGTTTATGGCCCTTTGCAAGGTAGAATTAATTTAGTTACTAATAGTTCAAGTTCTAAAGATTTCGTATTGAAAGAAGATTTGGTAGTTAATGGTAGAATTGTAGTTTCAGGTTCAGGACAGTTTAGAACTTACGATGGTTCTAATACTTTTGATTTATTAGTAGATGGAGCAACTCAACATACTAGTAACAATGGTTCTGCTTATAGTTGTTTAGATGTTATAGATTCCGCTAAATTTTTAAGTGGTAGTTCTTCAGTTATTTTAGATGCAGCTTTAGGGTCTAATCTTTGCGATGTAGGTTCTTTTAATGGAACTGATGGACAAGCAGTAACAGGATGGACAGCTTATGGAAATAACACCGTTGTTTATGATAGTAATCAAGCTAAAATAACATATGTAGATAATGCAACGGGAGCTTATTTTATGTTAAACTCAACAGCTTTGTCTGTTTCAGAATTAACTGTAGGTAAAGTTTACAAAGCAAAATTTAAAGCTAAAGTAAATACGGGTTCTGTAAATCTAAAATGGACAACTCAATCAAGTTCTTTACCCTTTGGTTTACACTCTGAAACCAACGCATACCAAGAGAATGCAACTACAAGAAACGAAACTCTTAGCTCTACTTCATACGTTTGGAGATGTGCTTATTTTGTAGCTGGACAGGCGACAAGTATTTATCTGTATACAAGTAGTATGGGTGCTGGACAAGTAATTCATATTGATGATATGGAAGTTAAAGAAGTTATGGCTAATGGTTCAACAGGTTCAGCAGGACACAAAATGAGTTATGGATTAGATATTACTTCTACTTCTACAGCTTGTGATTTAGGAACTGGATTTTACTATAGTTGTGGAACAAGGTTTGCAGGTCAAAACCATACTAAAGCATCTGGAAGATATTGTGCAGGTTCAGGAGATTCTACAGAATATTTTTCAAGCGGTGGAAATACTTTAGATTTTAACAATACCGATATTATATTATTAACAAATACATCAGCTACAACTTCTATAGGATTTAATTTAGCTGCAAATAATACAACTTGGAATTGTAGAGGATTTTATTTTTATGCTAGTAATACAGGCCATTGGCACGCTTATTGGAATCATGCTTCAGCACCAACAATAAACAGTCCGACTTCTTCAACTGCTACAAAACTTCACACGATAGGTGGAGATTTGTTTATACTTAAGGGAATGATGAGAACACAATATCCTTCGGGAGATAAATATGCAGTAGGCCTTGTAGTAAGTGGAGATGTTAGAGTGTTTAATGGTGGAACTTTAGAGATTCATCAAGATGGATATAATTCAGGAATAGGAGATGTTGACCATTCTTTTGGAACTCTTACTGTAGATAGTGGAGGAACGTTTAAAGCTACAAGTAAAACTACTACTATTACTGAAGCAAGTGGAGCACCTGTAAATGGCAGAGGTTGGTTTATTAATAATTCCGCAGATAGATTTTTTCACAACAATGGACTTGTTAAGTTTACAGCAAGTAGTCCTCAAGTAGAATCGGTATCAGCTGGAGGTTCTGCTACTCATAATCCATTTTATAATATAGAAAACACTACTGGAACTATACAATGGAAAGGAGAACATAATAAAGTTCTTAACAATGCAACAATAAAAGGTAGTCAGTTTAATGGTTCAACAGGTAATCTAACGGTATTAGGTATTTGTAGACTTACATCAGGAACTTATAACTCTTCAGACACAAGCACTAGCGACAGTAGTTTCTTTCAAACTTTAATTATAGAATCAGGAGCAACAGTAGATTTGTCCGCAATTGATATTACTGTAGGTTCACTTAGAAATAAAGGAGGCACAATTAATGGGTAATATTACAATAACAGGCACGGGCGGAATAATAGAAGGAAATCTTGGAACAGCAAACGTTAATGTAGAACTTGACAGTGCTTTATACTTTGATGGTAGCACAAGAGTTGATATGAATGATACTGACCAAACAGCTC